CTAGTTTTCTGCTTTCGGCAAAGAGGAGAGTTTTTGGAAGGCGGAGCGGACGCGGACTAATCGCCGTTGCAGGAGCCGGAGAGACTTTTGGCTGATGGTGGGATTCTGCTGCCGATAAAGGTCTATGACTCGGGCGGCGGTGGAAAGTCGTTCGACGACGTTGGCGGCATCCAGCACATCAGGATCGGCAGAAGGCTGCGATGGCGGCGGCGGGATGAGATGACGAGGAGATTGTCGGGCCAGGTGGAATTCCGTTTGGAGATCTTGCTGGGTAATCTCGACATAGCGGAGAGTCATGTTGGCGGTGCGATGGCCCAACAACTTCATCAGAGCTGGCAAGCTGACACCGGCGCGCAGCATGCTGGTAGCGAAGGTATGGCGCATCTGGTGGGGCACGATGTGAGCGGAGATTCCGGATTGAGCAGCGGCGGCGCAGAGAGCCGCGCGCAACTGCTGGCAGAGCACTCCTGGACCCTTGGGACGAGGCAAGAGAAACTCCGGCGGAGCGGCCGGCGGCAGAGTGCGCAAGTAGCAGAGCCGGGCGATGAGGGTGCGAACCTGCTCATCCACAGGCGTCCAGCGTTCGTTGTGAAGCTTGCCCACAGGGACGTGTAAGGACCACTGGTCAGCGCCCAGATGCCGCAGGCAGTCGGGAGAAAGATCCACTGTCTCGCCGATACGCATGCCGGTCAACCGGGTGAGCAGCAGAGCGGATGAGAGCAGGTCGTTGTGCAGGCGCAATACCGCTTGGAGGCGGGCATCGTCTTCCGGCGTCAGGGGCCGCGGCAAAGTTTGATCGGGGCGTGGGATATCCTCGCTGAGAAGCAATCCGGGGCGCGGCGGGAAGGCATGATCGGCCAGCAGGTCGAACAGCTTGCGCAGGCGGATCAGATGTCCGGCGCGCGATGCCGCGCACAAAGGTTTACCGGAAGAAGGGATGCGCCGCATCCAGAGGTGCTCGAGCCAGCCGAGCACATGGGGATCGCGGCGCAGTTGATCGGCGCGCCGGACAGCGGGGAAACTGGCGCGCAGATAAGCCATGAAGTAGCGGAGGGTGTGTTCATAGTTTCGCGCGGTTGCCGGGCGTAAGGTGGTGGCCAGCAACCGCACGCGGGCGCGGAGAGCCTCTTGCAGAGGATGGGGAGGGGTTTTCATGTTAGCGGTGGCTGCTCCAGTTTGGCGATCTGCGCAACGGCGCGCGAGTACTCGTCAAAGACGTCTTGCGGCGTCAGTTGGATGTAGAGGAGCGTGGTGTGGATGTGGGCATGGCCCATGAGTCGCTGGAGAGCGGGTAGACTCACACCGGAGCGAACCATATCCGTTCCAAAGGTGTGCCGGAAGCGATGCGGGTTGGCCGGCGGTACGCCACTGGTGGCACGATGATGGCGAAACAGAGAGCGTAAACCGGCGGGCGTCATGGCGGCGCCGCGGGCGCGGCCTTTCAGAGACACGAAGACGTGCGGCGCATTGGTAAGGGGACGTTCGGTTTTGAGATAGCACTGCAACAGGCGGACGGTTTCCGGCGGCAGCGGGAGCAGGCGCACGCGTGCCCCTTTGCCGGAGACACGAATCAGCGATTCGCTGAACAGCAGATCTTCCAGTTTGAGGGCCAGCACTTCGCGCGAGCGCAGGCCGTTGAGCAACATCAGGGCTACGATAGCCAGGTCGCGCGCCGTGTGGAAAGATCCCCAGAAGCGGGCTATCTGTTCGGCCGACAGCGGCACGACCACGCGTTGGGGAACTTTCAGCTTCAGATCGGCGGGGGCGGTCGCCACGCGCCCGCGTCCGTAGCCCAGGGGAGAACGGCGATACCAGGTGCGTTGGATCAAGTACGGTGCATGCGGCATGTCCTGGTGGAAATGGAAGCGAAACAAACGCCGCAGCATGGTCGAGCGATTGTTGACGTTCTCCGGACCTGGCTTGGGCAGTTCGTTGAGTTGGTCGCGTACATAGTCGATCAAAGTAGACTCGGTGAACTGTTCGGCAGTGAAGTGAGTGACATCGACGCCGGGCTGGCGGCTCCACCAGCGGACAAAATGCAGCAGCGTGTTGGCATAGGAACGCAGGGTGAGTGGCGCAATCCCGCGGATGCACTGCATATCGAGGAAACGGTTGACCCAATCCAACTCGCATTCCTGCTCGTCCTCCACCCGGAAGGGCGAACTGCTAGCGGGAAGGCCAGTACGAAAGACGGTGCGGAACATCATGGGCGTGCGCGGTCCAGGAGCCGTTGGAAATCGCAAGCCGCGGCGCCTGAGGCAAAGAAACTGGCAGGATCGTGCCCCTCCGGCAACTCGACACGCAGGGTTTCCACGCCGGCATGGCGCAGCTGAATACTGAGGCAGCGGGCGGCCCTCTGGCCGCTGCCATTGCGGTCGGAGTCGAAACAGATATAGGTAGTGCGCGTGCCGGCTTGGCAAAGCTCGGCAAGCTGCCAGTGATTGAGATGCGATCCCAATGCCGCCACCGCATCGCCAAAGCCGGCCTGCCACAAAGCCGCCACATCGAACAGACCTTCCACCAGCAGGACCCGCGGAGAGCCGGCCGTCTGTGCCCAACCGTAAAGTCCCCCTTTGGAGCCTGGGAGGAAACGGTGCCGGCCGATGCCGTTGTGCAAGGAGCGGCCGTACAGAGTCCCGGCCTGCTCCAGCGGAAAGGTGAGACAGCGAAAGAAGGTGTCGCGTCCGCGTTCGTCCATCAGGCCGCCGGCTAGCAAGGTCTGGCGGCTGTAACCGTGTCGGGTCAGGTAACCGCGCAAACAGGCGCCCGGCGCGTAGCCCATGCGCATTCGTTCGATGACAGAGCGGTCATGGATGCCGCGGCCGGCCAGATAGGCGAGCGCTTGCTCGCAGCGTGCCAGTTGCCGTCGATAGAAACGGTAAGTGTGCTCCAACAACAGTTCCGCAGTGGCAAAGTCGCTGCCCGGATGCGGATAGTCGTCCAGCAGGTAAATCAAGCGGGCCAGTCCGCCGCCACAGCCGCAGCCATGGCAGTAGAACACCTGTTTACGCCGGTTCACGTAAAACGAGGGATGGTGGTCCTGGTGGAGCGGGCATAGTCCGGCGACCTCGTCGCCACCGCGGTCGCGAACGATCTTCCATCCGCGTTGTTGCAGGTAATCCAGCAGCGAGATTCGCCGCTGGGGCACGTCAATGTTGGGATCCATCATGGTGAGATTGGCTCCGTCAGCAGAATACGGCCGGCGGCGCGCCAATCCCAGGCGAACAAGGTGGGCAGAGCAGCGAAGAAACGCAGACTTTCGATGCGCCGCCAGAACCATCGCCGGACGGTGGAGGGGTCGGCTATGCGATCGGGATCGCGGCAATGCGGCGCGGCCTGTTCGACAGGCATTCCTTGGCCGAGTTGTTCGAGCGCTTGTTGGCGGGCTAACAGGCTGTATGCCGCACCTGGCACACACCAGCCGGGCAGTACGGTCAGCGTTCCGCCGCAAACCTTGCAAAGGCCGCGGCGAACCAGAACCCAGCGATGGATTCCATCATGGGCTTGTCGGCGGCGGCGGCCGTGGCCGACGATTGCGATCTGGCCGCAAGCCGGGCACTGCCGGGGCAGCCACTCGGCATCATACTCACCGGGCTTGCATCCATCGCCGGAACGTGGGATAAAGACGATCACGGGTGCGAAGGCATGCCCCGGAATCGCTACCCGCCAAGGCACATGACTCCGCGGCCCCGCCTTCGCTCCTAAGTATCAGAATTTAAGCTGAAAAAGAATCCCACCTCTGCGTTTTTCGAGATTGGCCGGTTTACGGTCACAAATTGGTAAGAGGGGCGTAGAAAGATTGGGTGGCTCCGCAAAACTGCGGGGCCGTTTCTATTCTGGGGACCATGGATGGCAAAAAAAGGGCAATCGAAGGAGAAGGCTCCGAAGAACTGCCGGGAATGTGAGCACTGGGAACGAGGTGCGTACCAAGGTCCGGGTCAACGAACTGCTGGAAAAGACGATGGGACAGTTTGAGAACAAGATCACGAAAGCGGGGTACGAGCCGACGGTTGCCGAGTACATGAAGCTTTTACAGCTAGGAGAGGAGATGGGGCAGGAAGACGATCCCAAGGAGATCAAAGTTACATGGGTGGTCCGAACGCGACGTCAGAATCCGAGAAATAATCTACGATCCGCTGGACTCACAAAGAGCATTTCACGATTGCACGGCAAGATACAAAGGGTACTCGGGACCGATTGGCAGCGGCAAGAGCCAGGCGCTATGCCAGGAAACGATTCGGCTGACTTATTTAAATCCGGGGCGCACGGGACTGCTTGGCGCTCCGACTTACCCGATGTTGCGGGATGCGACGCAGGCCACGCTGTTCGAGATCCTGGGCGCCAACAAACTTCCGTACGATTTCAACAAAGCCGAGAACGCGCTGGTAATGAGCGACACGGGGTCGCGGATCCTGTTTCGGCCGGTGGACGACTTCGAGCGGCTGCGCGGCACGAACCTGGCGTGGTTCGGGTTGGACGAACTGACTTACACGCAGGAAGAGGCGTGGCTGCGGCTGGAAGGCGGCTGCGAGACCCGAAGGCGCAACGGCTGTGCGGTTTTGCGGCGTGGACGCCCAAGGGATACGACTGGGTCTATCGCAAGTTCGTCGGCGAAGCCGACGGAAACTTATCAAGACGATCTATGCCAAACCCAGCGAGAACCGGCACCTGCTGGAGCGGGATCCCGGAGTTTTACACGCGGTTGAGAGAGAGTTACGACGAGAAGTTTTACGCGCAGGAAGTACTCGGGTCGTATCTCAACCTGGATGGCAGCCGGGTGTACAGCGCGTTTGAACAGAGGACGCATTTGACCGAGTTGAGCCTCGACCCGCGGAGGCCGCTCCTATGGGCGTTGGACTTCAACGTAGACCCGATGAGCTCGGTGATCGCGCAAATCGCGAGCGGGCGAGTCATGGTGCTGGATGAAATCGTGATCCGCCACGCGACGACGCGGCAGGCATGCGAGGCATTTCTGGAACGGTATCCGAAGCACGAACCGGGCGTAACGGTATTTACGGGGACGCATCGGGATTCGCCCAGCAGACCGTCGGGAATGTCGGACTACGAGATGGTGAAGGAACATTTCGCGACTTACTCATCGTTGGAAGTGGACTACAAAGTTCCCAAAGCAAACCCCAGCGTGCGGGAGCGAATTAACCTGATGAACACGAAGCTGCGTCCGCCGCGGGCGATATCGGGCTGCTGGCCGATGGGAAATGCAAAGAACTGATCAGGATTTCGAGCAGGTCTGTTACAAGGGCGACACGGGACAGATCGACAAGGACCGCGATCGCTGCGGACCCACGTATCGGATGCGCTCGGGTATCTGATCTGGGAGGAATGCCGCCGTTGCCGCCGATTGGGAGCAGCGGTCGCAGAGAATGATATAGCCATGGAAACCATCAACCGGGAACATCCCGAATACGTCGCGCGCAAGGCGATCTGGAAGCAGTACAAAGATCTCTATACGCAGGCGGCGAGCAGTTACGCACGAACGCCTCCCTATACCTGTACGGCGGCACAAGGAACCGGGCGAGATCTACCTGGAACGGCTGGCGCGGGTGTTCTACGAAAACTACATCGGATCGATTATCGACTGGTATGCGGCGACGTTGATGCGGTGCGCACCGGCGCTGCGATGCTTGGGGGCAGCGACCCAGCGGCGCAGAGGATTTTTACAGCGTGCTCTCGGAGACTGCGACCTCAAGGGCACGAGCCTGACGGAGTTCTTCCGGCAAAGGTTCGTGCAGGCCCTGGTTTGCGGAAGCAGCTACATCGTAGTGGACTTTCCGAAGGTCAGCGGCGAAGCGCGAACGCGTGCGGAGGAAGATGCGTGCGGGCAATCGCGAGCCTACCTGATGGACTACGGCGCCCAGGACGAGTCATCAACTGGAATCACGACCGGCTGGGCGGGCTGGATTGGATCGTGCTGCGGACTTCCTGCCTGCAGCAGTCGAAGTGACGGATGCGAAGTGGGAGAAGGAAACGCGGTGGATCTATTACGACCGCGAGAACTATCAGATCTACCGGAAGCGCGGGGAATCGAGCCCGATCGACGGATCGACGAAGGGACGGCACGGGTTGGCATCGTTGGGGCGCGTGCCGGTATTCGAGATGAAGATCTCGGAGGGGTTGTGGCTGATGAATAAGTCGGCATCGCTGCAACTGGAGCACTTCAATAAGTCGAATGCGCTCTGCTTGGGCGCTCACGATGGGGCTGTTCGCTTCGCCGGTGGTGTACTCGGACCGGGAATGGAAGCAGGTAGTGGGCGAGTCCTATTACATCCAACTGGGAAAGGACGACAGATTCGGGTGGACGGAGCCGGAAGGCAAGGTCTACCAGATCGCAGCGGACAACCTGGTGAATCTGCGAGACGAGATTTACCGGGTTTGCTACCTGATGATCCAGGCGGGCGAGGCCGGCACGGGAGCGCACCAGTCGGCGGTGAGCAAGCAGTTGGATTTCGCCACCACGGAGGAAGTGCTGAGGGCCTACGGCGAAGCGGTAAAGGAATGCGATGAAGCAGACGCTGTGGGCCATCGCGGCGGCGAGACAGGACGGGTCACGATCGACGTTTCGGGGATGGACGAGTTCGACATAAACGACTTAGGCACGGAATTGGACGACGCTCAGAAGTTACTGAGGCCTTGGGGATCGAGTCGAAGACGTTGAAGAAGGAAGTCTTCAAGAGGCTGGCCTTAAGTACCTGAGCGACGCACGGCAGGACATCAAGAACAAAGTGGCGGAGGAGATCGAAAGCGGGGAATAGGATTCGCAAGGAGAGTTATGGAAGGAATCGACATACAAGCGATCGTGCGGCAGGCGGTCCAGGAGTTCACCAATACCGAAAAGGCCAAGAGCGAGCCGGCGTACAAGGCGGAGTTGTGGAAGAGCGAAAGCGCCGGGAACAACTGGAGCGCCGGATGAACGAGCTGGTGGCCGAAAACCAGCGCAGCCGGAAAGCTGCGGAGGAGGCAGAGCGCAGTTCGGCGGTGAGGGCGGAATTGCAACGGCTAGGCGTGGCTAAGATCGACCTGGCATTTAAGGCGGTGCAAGACGGAATTGTGCGCACCGAGGATGGGCGACTGGTAGCTCGGGGCGACGAGCGGCGAGGTGCCGGTGAAAGAGTATCTCGCGAGCTTCGTCAACGAGAATCCGGAGTTTCTGCCGGCGCGAATTACGGGCGGAACGGGGATGACGGCCACCCACAAAGCCCCGGGCGGAGGCAGGGACTCGGTGAGCATCGAACAGATCCGGCCGGGCATGAGCGCGGAGGAGATGCAGCGGGTACGAGAGGAAATCGTGCGCGTGGCGTCGCAGACCCTTCGGGGGCTGTAGGGAAGTTCCGGCTAGACGAGCGGAAGCGAGTCGCAGTAGCCGGCAAGAAGAAAGGAAGAAGGAGAAGAAATGGCAGCAATTACTTCAGCAAATGTCGCCAACGCGATTGTGAAGCTGGTGGCGGCAGACGCATTGCCGGTGCTGGTAGGGAACCTCATGATGGGGAACCTGGTGGATCGCGATTATGAGCCAGCTCTGGCGCATGCCGGCGACACGATCAACGTGCCGATTCCCCCTGTGATGCAAGCGAACAACATCCTCGAGGGTGGAACGGTACAGACGCAGAATCCGAATCTGGGGAACGCCCAGATCGTGCTGAACACGCACGCGGAAGCGACTTTCCAGATTCCGGACGTAACCAAAGTGCTGGCGGTGCCGGACCTACTGAAGATCTACATGCAGCCGGCGGTGGCTGCGATCGCGCAGAAGGTGGAAAGCGATCTGCTGAACCTGTACGCGGGTTTCACGGCGAATAACGCCCGGTGGGCACGCCGAGGACGGCAATCACGGAAGCGTGATAGACGCCGCGGAGACGGCGTTGTTCCTGTCGAAGCTTCCGCCGGCAGCGCACAGAAGTACATGGTGGTGGACGCGGCGACGTATTCGGCATGGCGGCAGATTCCACGGTTCAGCGAATTTCAGACCGCGGGCGACGCCGGATTGCAGGCACTGGTGGAAGGCACGGTTGGGAAGATCAAAGACTTCTTCGTGTTTCGTTCGCAGTTCGTGCCGACAACCACCAGCAGCGGCGCAACCCGGTGACGACTACCCACAACCTGGCGTTTGGGAGAGATGCAATCGGCCTGGTAATCCGGCGTCTGCCGCAACCGCTGCCGGGGACCGGCGCTATCGCGGAGTACGCCGAGATGGGCAACTTCGGAATGCGCGTAGTGATGAGCTACCAGCCGGACACGCTGGCGCAGCAGTTCACCGTGGACATTCTGTACGGCTGCGGCATTTTGCGGAACACGTCGGGCGTGCAGGTGTACACGTAGGCGCAGGCAGTAAACCGGTCCTGACGTCCGCCGCTTCCGGTAGGACTGCAGAGGGCGGAATGGCGGCGTAAGCGGGGCGAGGCGCTGGTAAACAGGTCTCGCTCCGAACGCCGGCGAACGGGCCGGCGGAACTAACAACACAGGAGAAGATGCAAATGGACGTGCGGACGTATTACCAGAAGATTCGCGACATGGAAGCAACGATTCCGGGGCAGTTTACGGTGATCGTGAGCCGGGCGACCGACGACGGCGGCAAGAGCGGAGTACTAGTGGAAGTTACGCGTCACGTGGCCGCCAAGATGGTGGTTGAAGGCTCGGCGGCGCTGGCGACAATTGCACAAGCCACGGCATTCCAGGAGCAGCAGGCAGCGGCAGCGAAAGCCGCACAGGAAGCCGCGGCGGCGGCAAAAGTGGAGGTCACGATGGTGTCCTCCGACGATTGAAAAAGCTGACGGACGACATGAAGCAAGCTGAAGGGCGGATCCAAACCGCGAAGGAGTAGGCAAACGATATGGCCCTGTTCACGGACGGTCGCGTCTCGGACATGGAAGACCTGACGGCGCAGGACACACAGCTAACGAACGTGGCAAACGTCGAGGGGATCGACGTGACGCAGAAGCTGGGTCTGGCGCAGGAGGAACTGGCGCTGGAACTCACCACGTTGTTTCACGGTGCAAAGAGAGCCGAGCCGGCGTTCTGGTTGGCGCCGCAGGCCACGATCCAGAACGTGGTGGTCACGCCCGCCCTGAAGCTGTGGCACACATTCCGGACTTTGCAGTTGGTGTACGGGACGCGTACTCGAACCAATTGAACGACCGCTACGCGGCGAAGCGCGACCAGTTCGAGGAGCGGGCCAACTGGGCGTACGAGAAGTTGCTGCTGCTGGGGATCGGGATCGCCTGGTCTCCGGTTCCGCGCCCGCGCGAGCCGCAATTAGTGAGCACGCCCGGCAACCTGGCCGACGGAACCTACTATGTGACGATGGCGTGGATTAACAACAAGGGAGAAGAAGGCGCACCATCCGTGGCGACGCCGATTACAACGGCAGGGAGCACGCTGCTAGTGCAACCTTGTACACCGCCCGCATGCGCCACGGGCTGGAACGTTTATGCGGGGCGGATCCTGGGGGCTCTGTCGCGGCAAAACGAATCGCCGATCGCAGTCTTACAGACGTGGCTGCAGCCGAACGCGATGGCGGGCGGGGGAAGCGCGCCAGGCTGGGGACAATCGCCTAATTATCTGATGGCCGTGCCGCGCACGATTTTGAGGGGCTGATGACACAGTACAATCGGCAGCCTGATTACGAGCCAGGTGATACAGCTTATCACGGGCGCCAGCGGCGTCAATTCCTATCTGGCCACATCGACACAAGGCGGACAGCCGCTGATTCCCTGAACGCGGCCCAGGTGCGGGCGCAGAACGTAGCGCCGGACATTGCCGATCAAAGCAACACCATGCAGTACCCGGCGGTAAATGTCTACTGCGAGAAGATCGTCAACAGCCTGGCGGAGAAGTTTCGGACGTTCTCCGGCAGCGTGCAGGTGACGATGGAGGTGCGGCATTCGCAGGACCGCCTGGACGGGCTACAAGACGGGCTGGAGAATTACGCGGACGCGATTCTGCAAGTGCTGAACGCGAAACCGCGGCGATTGGGGCAATGGCATGTTTTACTGCGGCGAATACCAAGCGGTTTTCGGAGCCGTGAAGCACGGCGGCAAGAACTTTCATCCAGGTGGCCAAGATCACCTTCGAGATTGGAGTGAGCAGAAGCTAATATGGCCTCTTATATTTCCTCTAACGCAAACCGGTTCTACACGGCGCTGGAAGCGCGTACGGACAGGTTCCGGCGATCACGGCGGCGAACCGGATTCCGGCGTCTGAAGCTGACGGTCCGACAGAAGCTGGAAATGACAGACGGAAGGACAAGACGGGCAGCCGGACGTTTCCCGGGTGGCCGGCCGGGCGGCAGGCGGCAGACCAGTTTCGAAGTGCGGACGTACTGACGAACTGGCAGCAATCGGCAAGTAACCCGGGTTACGGCCCGCTGTTCCAGGCAGCGCTGGGCGCCGCGCCGGCGCAGTTCGCCGGGGGGACGGCGGCAAGCCAGCACGGGGAACGGCAGGCTGGCATTCGCCGCGCCGCACGGGCTGGGGCGGGCCAGGCGGTGAGCAGCGGCGGGGAGATCCGGTTCGTGGCGGCCATCGTCGACGCCAGCACGGTGCAACTGAATGTTCCGTTCACGGTCCGCCGGCGGCGGGCGCAACGGTGGGCGCCGCGCTCACATACGCGCCCGCGACGGAGTTGCCGAGCGTAGGGATCTTCGATTACTGGGACCCGGCCACGGCGGTGCAGCGATTGCTGTGCGGAGGCGGCGGTCGACCAGATGGAGATCGACTGAACGGCGACTACCACGAATTCCACTTCAGCGGCCAGGCGCAGGACGTGCTGGACAGCAGCAGCTTTGCCTCCAGCCAGGGGGCGCGGCGCTTCAGAGCTTTCCGGCCGAGCCGGCGCTGGGCGCGTTCGACTATACGATCGTGCCCGGGAACCTGGGCCAGGCGTGGCTGGGAACTTCGCCGACGCAATTCTTCACCATTACCAGCGGCATCGGTCGTGCTCAAGAACGGACTGGATACCGGTTCCAAAGAGTTCGGATCGAGCCTTCCACATGGCGATTTCTCCGGGCGAGCGGACTGTGACGGCGGCGTTCGAGCTTTCAGCCAGGACGATCCGAACACGCAAGGGCTGTATCAGGCGGCGCGGCAGCAATCGCCGATCAGCGTGATGTTCCAGTTGGGCGAGGCGCAGGGACAGTTGGTGGGCGTGTATTTACCTGCAAAGCGTGATTCCGGTGGTGCCGGAGTTCGACGACAGCAAGAACCGGTTGCAGTGGAAGTTCCGGCAATCGAGGGCGCAGGGAACGGTGGACAACGAAATCGCGGTGGCGTTCGCGACCAGGGAGGGAGAGCATGATGACCTATGAAAGCGTGGCCACGGTGGAGTCGCAAGTAGCGAGCGGCGTGAAGTTCACGGTGGCGAAGATGTCGTTCGGAAGACGGACGGAACTGATGCGCCAAGTGCGGGAACTGGCCCGAAAGATGGAGTTTCTGGAAGCGGGCCAGGCGCCGGGCAGAAGATGGATGCGGCGCTGCTACGAGTCGAGATCGACCGGCTTGTACGTGACGTGGGGTTTGCGGGGATCTCGGGGCTGGAACTGGACGGAGTGGAAGCCACACCCGAATCGCTGGCAGAGGCCGGGCCGGAGGACCTGTTCCGGGAGGCGCTGGCAGCGGTGCGGGCGCAGACAGGGCTGAGCGCGGCCGAACGAAAAAACTGATTGTCGCCTTCCACTTTGAATTCTCCAACCAGGCCGGTTGGAAGTGCGACGTTTGCCGGAAGTCCGGCCTGGAACAAAAGCGGCGCTGCGGATGGCTTCCCGGGCGAGCAGCCGCGGGGCCGCGCGGTGGTCTGGGCGCGGAAGAATGTCTCCCTCAGACACTTGCCCAAAACCGTACATCACGGCCGAGAGCCAATCGCTGGTTGGAGGAGTTCTTCGTGCGGCGGCGGCTGCGGGCGTTCGGATTTTGAAGAACTGAGCGCGCGCCAGGTAGAGGCGTTCGTGATTTTGGAAAAAGAACTCGCAGCGGAGAGTCGAAATGGGAACGCGCGGCGAGCGGAGTTAAAATGGCAACCTTTCCACAACTCAAGACCGGCGCGGTGGCACAGTATCCCGCTACTAAATCGATTCGCTTTCAGAATCAAACGGTGCGATTTCTCGACGGCAGCGAGCAACGCTATCGCGATTCGGTGGGCGCGCTGCATCAATGGATAATCCAGCTCAGCGAGTTAGACGAAAGTGAGATGGCGGCATTTGAGCAGTTCTTCGAAGATAACCAGGGCCGGCTCGGGAGCTTTGCATTCACGGACCCGTGGGATGGAATGCAGTACCCGAATTGCAGCTTGGCCAGCGACGCTTTGCCCTTAGGTTCGATGGCAGAAATGCAGGGACAGACATCGCTGACGGTGATAGAAAACCGGAACCTCTAATGCTCATTTACCCCCAACTTCCGACCGGCGCCCTGGCTCAGTTTCCTGCCCAGAAACGGCGCCAGATGCGGACCTTGGTCAATACGGCCAAGGACGGTACGACTGTAAAGCTCGCTGACCCAGGGGCGGCAACCGTGGAGTGGCAACTGAAGTACGCCGCACTGAGCGATTCGGAACTGACCACCCTGCTCCAGTTCTTCGCGGCCGCCGAGGGCACGCTGAACAATTTCACATTCGTCGATCCAACGGCGAACCTGTTGGCGTGGAGCAACGACTGGAGCAATGCAGTTTGGGATGCGTCGTCGTTTCTTTCGCTCGCCGGAGCCAATGCCGACCCAACGGGCGGAAACAACGCATGGCAAGTGACCAACTCCGGAGCGGCGCCACAGGAGTTGTCGCAAACTCTGACGGCGCCGGGCGGATATGTATATTGCCTGAGCGTGTACGCAAAGGCGTCGACGCCTGGAACGCTCACGTTGTTACTCGGAAGCAATCGCTACGATCGGAACCTCAGTACCGATTGGCAGCGGTTTGCCTGCACCGGAATTGGGGACTCGACAGCCTCATCCATGACGTTCGGAATCAAGTTTGGGCCAGGCGCTGCCGTCGATATATATGGCCTGCAACTGGAACCGCAGGATAGCCCATCACTATACAAGGTGAGCACGACGGGCGGGTGCTACGAAAATGCCCGTTTGCGCGACGACGCGCTCACCTTTACGAGCACGGATGTAAATCGACATTCGGCGACGGTCAATATTCTTTATGCAAACAATCTCTGATCTGAAGGAGCAGACCGTCACCGACACGCCGTTAATCGTCTTCAACTGCGTTCTTTCCAACGGGCAAACGGAATACTGGTGCACACACACGGTGACAGCGGGAGGAAACACGTACACCGCCCGAGTGATCCAGCATAGTGCTTTCGATATTCAAACGGCGTCGGATCAAGGGATCGATGGAAGCCCGCAGATCTCGATTCTCCTGGCCAATGCCGATTCTTACTTCTCGGAAATCGAACGGTCCGTTGGATGGAAGGGCGCGCGCATCACAGTTGGGGTGCTCTTCTACGACCTGCCGGACAATGCAGCCCTCACAGAGATCACGGTGGTCTTTCAGGGAATATGCAATCCGCCTGACCGGAGCGACGAATCAACATTTCGGTTAACTGCGCTGAATCGCATGAGCCTGCAGAGGGTGTTCCTACCCGAGGTGCAGATTGAACGGCGGTGCCCCTGGCAGTTTCCGGCGACACCGGCACAGCAAACGGAGGCCGTGGACGGGGGGATCAATGGCAAGTACTCCTTGTATTACCGCTGCGGCTACTCGGCAGGCCTTCCAGGTGGAATGGGGAATCTAAACGGCGCCGCTCCTTACACAGATTGCGGTTATGCACGCACGGACTGCCAAGCAAGGGGCATGTTCACGCGATTCGGAGGACTGGAATTCATTCCACCGGCAATCAGCGTCCGGAGCTACGGAAAGGCGTGGTCGACGTCGGCGGTTTCGATTAATCAGGCTCTCTATAACGACTATGTCCCGATGATTTACGGAACGGTTTGGCAGCAGCCGATCGTGACGTTCGCGCGGAACGACGGAAACCTGACGCGGATGGAGGTGCTCCTAGGAATCGGCCAGATTCAGGGCGTGCTGACGGTTCTGGTCAATGACGTGGAGATACCGATCGCTGTGAGCGGCACCAATATGACGGGCACCGGTTGGTACAACATAGAGACACTGGGGACGCGAGATGGCGCCTTAGATCCTAATTTCACGGACTCCACCGGGGCGCCAGCCGGCGATCCATACGGGAGCATGGCGTATCTTTCGGTGGTGGTTCCGAACCAGCTCAACAACGGAACTTCCCTTCCCAGTGTGGAGGTGTTGGTACAAGGGCTGTTGGTGCCGGTCTATGCAGCGGACGGAACCTACATAAGCGATCAGTTCTCGAACAATCCCGCCTGGATTCTTCTGGATGTGCTGCGAAGAAGCGGGTGGACGGCGGCAGAGATCGACCTTACCAGCTTCGCGGCCGCGGCAGCATACTGCGATCAGGAGATCGCGGCAACCGATATCAACGGTAACCCGATCACACTACCTCGTTTTCAATGTAATCTCCTTTTGCAGAACAGGCGAAGCGCTGGAGATGCGGTGCGAGGAATTCGCAATTGCTCGCGGATGTACCTGACCTACGGACCGGGTGGCGTCCTCCAAGCGAACATCGAGAATTCGATCGCACTGGAGAGTCCCTCTCACCCGGTATGGTCGAACAGTACCGAGACTCTGAATGGCGGATGGCCAAGTTATGAATTCGGCGACGGCAGCAGCGGATTCTCAGGAATTATGCGGAAGGCAACTGGGGGATCCAGCGTGGTGGTGACATCGCGCAGTATCGCCGACACACCGAACTGCATGTCGGTAGAGTTTCAGGATGCGTTAAATGGATATCAGCAAGACAGCTATGAGATGGTTGACCCGGACGATATCGCGTTAACGGGGCAAACCACCTCGGCAACGTTAATGGCGCTGGGCCTTCCCCAGTTCGATCAAGCATCGCGGATTCTCAAATTCAACCTCGATAAGTCGATCCTCGGAAACACGTATGTCGCGTTTCAGACGAGCATCAGAAGCTTCGGGGTTTCGCCTGGCGATTTGATCACGGTCACGTACCTCAAGGAGGGCTTTCTACGCCAGCCCTTTCGAGTGTTAAAGATATCGCCGGCAACCAACTATCGAACCGCGACGATCACGGCGCAACTGCACGACGATGCGTGGTACGCGGACACTAACGGTCAAGCGACGTCCGCTTCGGGGCAGGCTACACAGAACAATTCGGGCGTGGGACTACCCAATCCGTTACTGGGCAGCGTGGTGGACAGCAACGGAAATGTCCAATTCGGCATCGTCGAGGCAGCCGCGACCAACACCGATGGTACGGTGGAGGCCAGCGTCATCGTGAGCTTCCTTGCACCAGCCACGGTGGTGAGCACCGGACCGGGCATCCCCTTGGTAAGCTTGTCGGCGACAATCGGCTCCGGTGGGTCTCTTACGGGCGATCAAGTGCTTTATTACGCTGTGTCGGCGGTGGACGCCGCGGGGGATGAGAGCGCTTTGTCGTTCGTGGTCACTGCGATCATCAGTGCAAATGGTAGCAGCGTGACACTCACAGGCTTGAGCTTCACAGCAGGTACGGCAGGTTTCAACGTATACCGCGGAAGTTCGCCAGCGAACCTGCTGCGAGTTACCTCCGGGCAAACGATCGCTGCGACTTTCACCGATGGGGGATTGACAGATCAACTAATCCCGCCGCCCGACCCAGATTTCGATCACGCGAATTTCTACTGGCGATCGGAGTTGCAGCCGGAGGTCGCCGTAACGACTCATTTCCCGACAATGGCCGGGAACGCAACGTTGCAGATGGCGGCAAACGCCTACGTGGGCATGACAGTGCGGATCACACGTGGCGCCGGTGGGGGCCAGGAACGCAGTGTAATAAGCAACGACGCTACGACGATAACGGTTTCGAAGTGGGATGTGGAACCGGACGCGACGAGTTTCTTTACGGTGGCGGAGGCAGCATGGCACTTCGCCGCGGTCGCGGAGAGCAGCCCGATCCAATTCACGATTCCGAATCGGACAGGCGAGGTGGTGGAGGTTACGGGCCGCTCGGCAAACGTCAATAATCTCGAGTGTTCGAAGCAGCTCTCGATTGTGACACGGTGGACGATTGGCGGGTCGGGGAGCGCGGACACCCAGGTGCCGCCACAGCCGTTCTTCGGCCTGGGGCAGGACCTGCAAGGGGGGGCGGTCATACTAAGCGGCGTGTCGTTCATCGATTTGACAAACACCGGCGGCATCTCGTCGGGAACGCTGACTCTTTACTACTGGAATGAGCTACTGGGGACACCGTCTACAGTACTCGCTAGCGATCTTGGGGCAGCTGATGGAGTGCTGACACTAGACGCCGGAGGCTCCGCGCAGGCCGGGACTAAGCTGCAGATCGATGGCGAGATCCTTAGTGTGACGGCTGTCGATAGTAACGGAACCCAGTATAGTGTCACCCGGGCGGTAGACGGAAGTATTGCGGCAGCGCATACGGTTAGTACGGCAGTCTACCAGCTAACCAGCCAGACAACTATCGTGCCGTTTCCGCCGGGCTTCTTCGGCAGTGCTTATAGCGGAAGCTGGAATTACTCCATCTCGTTACCAGATGTTCGCGTAGGAAGCGCGGAATTGTTCGTCACGAACAAGTTAGGAAATAGCCCGACGACCGGCATATGCATGACTCACAACCAAGATAGTGGTTTGCGGACTCTCTCCGGGGGACAGTATTCAATCCAGGTGGATGGGTTCCTGGCTGTTGACCAATGCGTGGCGCCGGCCATTGTTGTCGAAACAGCACGTTCGGTGCGAGACGTATTCGCGATCCTGGGAACCGCGGCCGACGCCGACGTGCAGGTGCAAATCAACGTTAACGGCGCTAGGTACTGTGCGGTTACATTTCCACCCGGAGCGATCGCTTCAAACAGCATCCTCGGGAGCACGTTACCACCGCTTCAAGCCATGTCGCAGGTAACAGTCGCGGTGCTGTCAGTAGGGCAGGCCACCCCTGGAGCCGACCTCACTGTAGTCATTCGACTCTGATGGCAGAACAACTCACCAAGCTGAGACCAGATCGGGATCTGCAGTCCTATTTTAAGGAGCCGTCGGCGATAGCGGCACTTAGCCAGACGAGCCCAAACGGATTCACAGTCTCGGGCTGTTGGAGAGATCCATTCGATTGGGTGGTGCTGGAATGGAATCGCGACAACGTATTCGAGCACCCACTTCTTCGCAACTTACCCGATGGTAATTTGACTGGAGTTCGGCTCAGCTATCAGGAGGTTCGCAACAACTGCATTTCGATAGACTCCACCCTCTATCCGACCGTGGACTCGCCATATCTGCGAATTTGGTCGGAGAGCGATGGCGTAGAAACGCTTTACGATGTGCCGCTGGACGCCTCGGGTTTGGGTTACGCGACTCCAATCGGCCAGTTCACTTCCGCCAGCGCGGTATTCCAACTGGGCGGACTGCCCTCCCAAGGGGACTACATTGTATTGGCGTGGCTGGATCAGCAGTTTAACTATCGCCTCACATCGGCCGACACGCTGGAAACCTCGATAGGCGCTCTGGCAGCAGCAATCAACCAGTTTGGTGACGGCACGGTTAGTGCATCCGCGAGCGGGAACGCAGAAATCACTCTTACTTACGCTGGAGCTCGCCGGTGCAAACGCGAATCGAGATCGGCGTCTACGCGACGGTGTTCGGTGCGAATACGGAAACATGGTCACCCGGCTTTGTGCGATGTTCAGCGGTGGGACTTCACCGCAGCAGTGGCAAGTGAAGCTGAATTTCGGTGCGCTTCAAGGCTTCATCGACCCGGATCGTTCAATGCTTGTTCCTGTACCGACGTCGAACGTGCGAAAAATGCGTTGGACATGGGCTGCTGATTTGCAGACCGAAACCTTCCAACGAAGCGAGTTTTCCGTGGTTGCGACCAACTGGTCGGTCACGGGAGACAATCTGGAATATCAAGTGGCTGGACCCGGGAGCCTCCGGATTGAGGATATCGCCAGCGCGCTCACCTATTCAGGAGGATGGAACAGCGCTAACGGGAACTTTTCCGGGGGATCTATTCACTGGACTACCGCGACGGGGTCTTTCCTCCAGTGTACCTACAGTTCGAGCGTCGACCACACCCTCTACCTCGGAACTCGATATTTGACGTCTGGAGGACAGGTTTCCGTTCAGGTGGATGCGGGTGCGCCGGTTTCGCTGAGCATGGCGTTATCGGGCGAGGATGTCCTAGTCCGAGTCCCTCTCGGAATGTTTTCGGGAGGAGCGGCGCACACCGTCAAAATCACTAATAATGGCGCCTTTGGAACTTACTTCTATTTCGATTTCTTAGAACTCGTGGTTCCTACATACGATATTCCGGAATTCCCACTATCCGCAACGGCGACATTGGCGACGGACTGGGACACCAACCACTCGATAGCTTTAGCGCCGGAGCGTACCGCATGGCTTATTCAGAAGCTGGGATTTCGCGGCAGAGCCAATCACTATGCCGGTGCCCTTTGGTTCTACGAACTCTACAGGCCCGGAATGCAATTCGCCTCGGCGACGATATCGTTTTCCGGAAATCCGGAGTTCGGGCAGATTACGAGTGTCAACTTGGGAGGCACGCTGATACAGCACTTAAACCTCATTAGTGACACCGCCGCAACAATCGCACTCTGCTTCGCGCTCCTCATTAACGCCGGCTCGAACAGCGTGCGAGCGCAAGCTGAGGGCGCAGTGCTAACGATTACGGCGCGCAGTTTCGGTACCGCCGGGAATGGGCTCACGATTTCCGTGATCACCAACAACTCGGAGGCTAGCAGCACGCCCCTCACGGCACAAACTGGTGGTCCCGCGCTCGCGGGGGGAATCGACGGCACGTGCGCCGATCCGAACGGAAGTTATTGGCGCACGGATCTCGCGGCTTCCCCTCCGATCAATCGTGCGGCGCGCGATTGGAGCGTAGCATTTTTTGCCGCGCTGAATGGATATGGGATTCAACCTACCGCGTCATTCAGTATGGAGTTGCAAAACGGAGATGACAGTGTCGCCACCGGAATCGCGCAGAGATATCCGAACGGAGACCCCGTCTGGTTGACGACGCCGTCGCTGCAAACAAACTTCGGGCCAGTGAGCACGGCGTTTTGGCAGCAAGTATATTGCGACATGGCTAGCCTGATGGCGCAGGCCGGCGTTGTGCCGTATTTACAGTTCGGCGAGGTCCAGTGGTGGTATTTTCCTGGTCCGACGGCCACCGTTGTGACAGAGCCCGGCATGCCATTCTACGATGCATATACAACCGAGACATTCCAAGCTGCTTACGGGCAACCAATGGCGGTCATAGCGAATCAGTATGCGGATCCCCGCCAACTGGCTCAAGAGTGCGCGTTCCTGCCAGGGCTGATCGGCGCTTTTACAAAATCGATTCGGGAGTTTGTGTGCGGGTCCTTCCCCGCCGCTAAGTTCGAAGTCCTATATCCGCCTGATGTCAACAACACGGCGCTGAATCAAGTTATCAACTTTCCGCTGACCGATTGGAGCCCCGCGAATTTAGCCTGCCTAAAAACCGAAAATTTCACATATACCGCCGAGCGAAATGTGGATCTCGTGAGGCAGTCGATCCAATTGCCCGGTCGACTCGGATTTCCGCCCTGTCAGAGCAGCCACCTTGTGGGGATCTCCGATTACACAACTCCCTGGCAGAGGGAGCAGCAAATCGCCTCAGGCGCGAGGTTGGAGTCGGTGGTACTATTTGCACTGGACCAGTTTTGCTTGATCGGGTACAGTCTGCCACTACCGCGTAGCAGTCGATGGGCTCGATTGTTGGGCGTGTAA